CTGCCCTGCGAGGGCTGCCCGTGCCCTTGAGCGCTGCCTCTTTGGCTGCTGCTCGCTTTGCTGCCCGTTCCTGTGAGGCCTGTGCAGCTTCCTGCTTGGCTCGCTTGCCTCGAGCTGCCCAGTAGGCCGTCTCAAGGTCAAGGCTGTCATTGGACTCAAGCAGATGCTGCACCTCTGAGCGCAGGCCTGTGTCAGTCTCAAAGTCAGGATGCTCTGAGAGAAAGGTCTTGTAGCTGTCCTGCGCTACCTGCTGCTCATACTCAGCCTGCATAGGCTCAAGCACCATCTGCAAGCGCTTGTTGACCTCCCGCTCAATGCGGGCCTGGATGGTGGCCTCATCAAAGGGGTCATAGTCAGGCAGGTCACCCTCAAGGGTGAGGCTCTGCTTGCCTTTCATCAAGGCTTCACGCTCTGCGATGAAGCTCTTGCGCTGCTCGCTCAGCTCCTGCGTCTTGCGGGTGTAGTCTGCCTGCATATTGCGCATGAGCTTGGCAATATCGGGGGGCACAGACTTGATGGCCTGCTCCCAGCTCAGCCCTCTGCGCTTGGGCTCTGCCCCATCCTCTCCTGCTTCCTCAATCTCCACATCAGCAGCCTCAATGGCCCCCCCTGCTTCCTGCTGGGGCACATCGGGCACTGCAACCTCTTCACCTGCAGTCTGTGCCTGCACTTCCGCAAGCACCTGCTCTGCAACGCTTTCATGACTCATCTGTCCTCTCTCACTGTAGGAGCTTGATGGGTTGACCCACCTGCCTGTACCAGCTCGGGTTCCACCCGGGCGCAGTGACAAACTTGACGGGCTTACCAAGGAAGGTGGTGCCAAGCTCCAGTACACTCACCCCTTGGATACGGTCTACAAGGAAGGTCCGCCAACCGGGCAGCCCTCCTGTAGCGGTTGCTGACTGGGGGTCTACATAGAGGTGCAGATAGGTGCTCTTCCCTCGCTTCCATATCGCGTGAGGATTTCCTACCCGCTGCCCCAGTGCCCCGGGCGTTCCTTCCGGCTGCCACTTATCCTTGTAGAAGAAGGTCACCGGCTGCTTGCGCTCAATGGCCTGTGACAGGTTGCCCATGACCCCACCCTCATAGGAGCGGTAGTAGGCCTGCGCCCGGGTCACGGGCAGCACAGACTTGGGGCGCTTGCCAAAGCCAAAGAGCTGCGCAAGCCTTGCACGGAAGGAAGTAAACGCCATGACTACCGCCTGCGCATGCGCTTGCTGAAGTCGTATTCCTCTTCCTCTTCCTCCATGACCTCCCCATCAGGCATGACCGTCTCTTCCTCTTCGATGACCTCACCTTCTGCGGGAGCATCAAGGAACTCAGCAAAGCCCTTGTCACCTGCAAGCTGGGTGAGGGCAGCAGTAATGGCAGTCAGCTCACTGTCACCCTTGATATCTTCCAGCTCCACAGGGAAGGGCTTGCCGTAGTCGCTTGCAGCTGCTGCCATCATGGCGAGGAAGCGGGCTACATCCGAGTCAATCTGAGCCACAGGCTCACTGTAGGCCTCAGGGGTGAGGTCAAGGCCCATGACCTTGGCTGCCTGAGCAATCGCCTTGGTGAGGGCAGTGTAGACCTTGGCACTGTAGGGACGGTCAGGCATGGGCACAATGCCTGCCATTTCTTCGCCAATCAGTGCGTCTTGGTCTTCTGCGATGGCTGCCAGGTCTGCGGGCAGACCGGCTGGGGCCTTGGTAGCAATCATGAGGGGCATTACAATCCTTCCGGGGGCATGCCCCCTGCAGTGGGGAAAGGCAACGGGGCAGGCTGTGCCTGCTCGAGGGGTTCAGGTTCGATGACTTCCGCAAAGGACTCAGGCAGCTGGTAGGTGCGCACCAGCTCACCCAGCACAGCCTTGGGGTCTGCCCCGAGTTGCAGCAGGAGTGGCGCAAGGCGCTCAAGGGCTTGCTGCTTGGTCAGGTCGCTCATGGGTGTAGTGCCAGCGTCTACAGCCCAATAGCCAAAGTCACCTGTGAGGTCATCTGCACTCAGGATGGTGGGGCCTACAGGGTTGGGCAAGCTCAGTGGCTCAGCATCATCCCCAAGCACCACACTGAGCATGATGTTGTATGTGCGAGCAATGGAGGTGATGACTGCATCACGGGTGCGAGCCATGCGCCCCACCTCGCTTGAGGTGTATGCCGCAAGCAGCTGCTGCTCAGTAGCTGTGCTCTTGGTGACCTCACCCCGGGTGAATGGGGCAAGCAGGCCTGCATCATTGATATCTGCCTGCACAAGCTGAGCATAGAGGCTGATATCTGAGGGGATTGCTGCCTGAGGCACAGGCATAATGTTGCCCTCAAGGGGCATACCCGGCTGCAGGTCAACCTCAATGAACTCCCCGTCAAGGCCTTGGCTTATCTTCGCAGCCCCATCCTCACTCAGGAAGCCTGCCCTGACCATCCACTGCCTTGCCATCCGTCGCACACCCTGCGCCTGGTAGGTGCGCATGACGTTTAGCTCCCTGAACTGGTCGAGACTGCGACGGATGAGGGAGTAGCCGCGCAGTGGGGTGTCAGGGTCACGCGAGAAGTAGAGCGGGATGATGGGCACCACAGGCCTGCCATTGGCCGTCTTGTAGGGGATGCCCGTGCGCTCATGCTCAAGGTCTGCCTCAGGGCGCTGACTGTCTGCTGCAGTCTCAGCATCCAAGGCACCCACCTGCACAGTGACACCCTCAAAGAGGTGCTCTTGCCCGTTGCTGTAGTCTGGGGACCACACCACAAGGTCATCAGAGAGCAGGTCATACAGCTCCACCACCCTGACCCACTGCTCTTCTGCTGGGGTCTGTGTGGGGTCACCCAGCCCCATCAGCTGGTCTTTGCCCGCTATCGTGGTCGTCTCAATCCACTTGGTGTAGCTCCTGGGGCGGAACTCATCGGGGGTCTTGCTGTAGCGCTCGCAGGCCTCAAGCAGTGGCATCAGGTACACATGACCCACATAGCGCTGCTGCTCCCAGCTGGTTGCAGTGGCATCTACCACAACCTCCCAAGGGGGCAGTGCTGCGCAGCTCACCCGCTTGAGCGGGTCTGCACTCAGGACGGGTGCCAGCTTGAGGAAGCTGCAGGGGTAGATGAGTGCCAGCCGGGTGGCATCCTCGAGCTGCTCCCGCACAGTCAGCAGGTAGGTATTGGCTGTGGCCTCTGCTACTTCTGCGTTGCCCCTGCCCCGGATATCTGCCTGCACCTCTACACTGGGGTTTTTGGCATACAGGGAGCCCAGGTAGGACTCTACTACCGCATAGGCCTTGGGCACCTCGGTGCGCAGGATGCCATCAAGGGTGGGCTGCTCCTGCTGAAAAAATCGCGTCATGTAGAGGTTGCGCAGCTCCCGCAGCTCATCCCGTCTGCCATCCCAGTAGAGGTCATGCTGCTCACAGATTGCTTGGCACTGGGTAGGGGTCAGCATGTGGCTCTCAGAATGGCAGGTTGTGGGAGCGAATACGACGCGCCCTGCTGTGAGATATCAGGTCGTCAATACGGGTCCTGCCCGATTGTAGCGCATGTGTGCGCCATGATGACGGAATATCGCGCAAGCACCGATATGCTAACGCCATAGCCATAGCACTGTCATCATGTGCCCCATTGGGTGCCTCAGGTGCCACCTTGCCTGCAGGGATGGTGAGGCTGCGCAGCTCCATCCAGCTCACACGGTCCATGACCTTGACCACCTGCAGGGACTCCCTGAGGGTGTCAAAGGCCTCCAGTTTTGACTGCAGTGTGGTGACCCATGGCTTGCCGCCTGGTGCCCTCCACTGCTCACGGTATCCGCAGTGGCTCACCTCGAGCAGGAAGGCATGCCCATGGTTGTTTGACTCAGCAAGCATGAGCGCCTGGTTGTACCGGCTTGCCACTTGGATGCACCTGTGCGCCCAGGCAGCTGGGGTGATGCGGTTGTTGCGCTCCGTGTAGACCGGCTGCATGGTGCTGACTGACACTACACAGAGGGCGCTGTAGTCGCCCCCTACCCCTCCCCCAATGTCCACACCCATGACATAGCGATCATGAGGGTGGGGTGCCTCAATCTCCCGCCCATGCTTGCTGCCATGCAGCTCGTGCTCAATCACATGGATGCCCTGCAGCACTTCCTCCCCGTAGTAGCCACCCTCTCTGCCCAAGAAGCAGTCATCGAGACAGGCAGGGTACTCGCGTCGGAACTTGTAAGGCCCAAGGGTAGCGAGGTACCGCCTGCGCCATGCAAGCTGCCCGTCACTCAGGCCATAGGCTGTGACCAGCTGCTGCTCTTCCTCAGTGTGCTCGAGGTCATCTGGCTGGGGGTCTGCGTACTTGGGTTCCTCCTGCCACCAATGGGTAATGAGGTGCCACCCGTTTTCAGGTGCGCCTGCAATCAGCTCACTGAACCGGTCCCCGGGGTTGTTGGCCGTTGACTCAATCATGAGCAGCCCATCACCCACTGCACTCAGGGCCTGTGCCAGCAGCTCTTCCTGGTCGAGGGCAAAGGCAAATTCACTGAGCAGCACAGCCTTGGGAGAGAATGAGCGCAGGCCTGTGCTTGACCTCGAGGTGAAGGCCTTGAGGCTTGCCCCTGTGTCTGCAAGGCGCAGCTCACCTTTGGCACGGGTGTCAAGCTGCCTCTGCAGGATGGCAGGAGGGTGGTGCAGCCATCTGCGGTTGTCATCCAGCAGGGCAGTAGCTGACTCAGCCCTCAAGCTCACCAAGGCGAAGAGGGCAGCAGTAGGGGTGCTCATCCACTGCTGATGCAGAACCATCTTACAGGCTGTGGTAGCAGCTACCTGCCTGGCCTTGATGCAGATGATGCGGTTGTGCCCTCGAGCTACTGCCCGGAATATCTTCTGCTGCATGGGCAGCGGGTGAAACGGTATCTCCCGCTTGCTGTCTTTGTCCTGCACCTTGTGGAGCTGGCAGAACCTGGAGGGGTCACCCAGCAGGCCTGTGACCTTGGGGTGCAGCTCGGGTGGGATGCTTGGCGGTATGTAGATGCTCATGGTGTCCTCTCACCTACAGTCTACCACTCCCCCACCAAGCTCAACACGTTGCGCAGCTCCTGCACATCAGGTGTGTCTGTGCTCTTCTCTGCCCGCTGCTGTGCTGCCTGCTTGCTCCACTCGAGCACTCGCCATGCAGCATCCATCTGCGCCTTGTTTGGAGTCCTCGAGCCCTGCAGGGTTCCCTCAATGCAGCTGATGGCCTCAGGAGCAAGCTGAGCCACTGCCTCAAGCAGCTGCTCTTCTGTCATCGGTTTCCGGGTCATGGGTATATCTCCAGAGTGAGGGGTATCTCTTGACCTGCCAACCCTGCACACCTCTAAAGGCCCATGAATAGCCTAAAGTGCAGGGTGTGCAGGGTTTAGAGAGATTTCTTCTCTTAGTGTAATTCTACCTTCTGAGGCTTGAGCAGAAAAGTGCTCTCAGGGTGCACACCCTGCACTCTGTGCATCAGTAGCGCGTCTTGAGGTGTGCAGGGTTGACAGGTCCAGACTTATGACCTGTGACACAGCTATGACCGAACTGTGACAAAGTGGGTCCTATGGTACCCTTGCACCCATTGGTACCACGGGGTAATCTGGCTCCACCTTCCCGCTGGTTGGTGTGCATCAACCCTTTGGGGCGCAGAGCGCCCCCATGCGGCTTCACTGTGGAAAGTATGCCGGCATGCCAACCAGCACCCATTCTGCCTGCCCACTGGGCGTGCCCCACCCTCGAGCTGCCCCCAGTGAGGCAGGCACTTTTCCCCCAAAGAGAGAGAGAACCATGAGTCCCAAAGTCCGTGAACACATTGAAGCAGCTGCAGGGGCTGTCATCATCTTTGCTGGCATCTACTTTGCCATGTGCCTGTGAGGTCTTCGATGGAACCAAGCGCAGATATCTACAGTGACCTCATCCACCACCTGCAGAAGATTGAGCAGTCTGCTGCCCGATTGACTCAGGATGCTCACCACATGAAAGGTGAGCAGCTGTCTACCCGCATTGAGCAGCATGAGCGTGCTGTGGTCTTTGCGGTCATTCAGATGACAGATGCTATCCAGCGCCTTGCACAGGAGAACGGACGATGAGCCTCAATGCAGAATACCGCCCCAGGCTGAGCCCTGAGCTGACCACTGCCCTGCGAACTGCTGCAGCCCTCGCAGGCCTGACAGTCCCTGACTACCTGGAGCAGGTTGTCACTCCCTTTGTCCGCACAGACCTGCAGCGCAGGATTGAGCGCAACCATCTGCAGCAGGTAGCAGAGGTGACCAATGGCTGAGTGGCTTGAGGTAGCTGCCCGTCTGACTGCTGAGCAGATTGACAGCCCTGCAGTAGGTGGGTGCCTGCTCGACCTGCTGGGGCGCGAAAAGTGGCGCGTGCGTTCCACAGTCGAGGGCTACAGCTTCCTGCAGCGCACCAGCTGCAAGCATGGCTGGGAGTGGGTTCCAGTGGAGACACTGGGGCAGGCCTGCATGGGAGCAGCAGCAGCGATGGGTTGGACTGTGGAGAGTGCAGCATGAGCGCAGATGAGATTCAGAAGAGCCTGCAGCTCCTGCGCCGTGTTCGGTCGCTGCTCGAGCTGTCCGGCTTTGCCAATGCTGCCCAGGCAGGCTTCCTGCTGCGCTTTGGTCTGTCATCCATCGAAGACCTGCAGCAGCTCAAGGCTGAGAT